AAGAGCCCCCAAGCGATTGGCCCCGTAGTAATCGGCCGCGCATCTCGTGGTCTTGCCATGCAACCTGTTCAGGTTTCATCCTACGCAGACTTCGTTGAAATGTTTGGAGACACCGTACCCGGTCGTGTGGGCGGCGATATCTATCGTAATGGCAACTACCAATCTCCAATGTACGGAACGTATGCAGCTAAAGCATTCTTGAATGCAAACGTTGCTCCTCTTACCTATATCCGTCTTTTAGGACAGCAAACGACTGCCGGCAGCAGCGCTGGTGGCGCTGCGGCTGCAGGGTGGAAGACTACTAATAATTTAGGAAATTTGGGACTTACCGGAGGAGACAAAAATCTCGGAGGCGGTACAGTCTCTGCGGCAGGAGGTGCCTATGGTTTATGGGTATTCCCATCCGGATCCGGTACAGATTTAACGTTGGCGCCCCAAGGTGTAACTCCCGGAGCAGCCACTAATTTTTCGGGCAATCCCACTGCTGGTATGTTAGCAGCCATTTTTTATATGAATAGTGGGTCTGTTGTGTTGTCTGGTTCAGCGCGAGGCCCTGGCAATTTGATCACATCTGGCGCCGCTACATGTATTGGGTCGGATTCAAATAATCTGTTTACCCTGGTTTATACCGATGGGAACGCAGTTGACCATAAAGTTAAATTTGGATTTGATGATGATTCGGAAACTTTCATTAGAAAGCGGTTTAATACTAACCCGCAGTTATTAAATGTTTCAGGCGCTAGTGGTTTTTATCCCATTCAAGATCATATATTTCTAGGGGAAAGTTTTGAAAGCAATCTTCGAAGTTATATGGTATCCGGTTCGTCTTTAATCGGTCAGGCTATGCAAGGCGCCATCTATGGCGTTGCATTGAGCGCAAGCAACAGTGGCGTCCCCACAGTCGGACCCAATAATATGAAGTCACAACCTTCTCGCGAAGCGGTGGCCGGCTGGTTTATCGGACAAGATCTCGGTGGCAACCCGGCCACATATAAGCCGGCTCAAATGACGAAGCTTTTCCGCCTTAAGGGCCGCGGCCATGGCGCATGGCTCAATAAGCACGCCAAAGTGTCTATTGAAAAGGTACGCCACTCTAACAGTACGACAAGTCAATATGGTACATTTTCGGTTGTAATTAGATCTCTGTTGGATACCGACAACAATGTTATCGTATTAGAGCGATTTGATAATTGCAGCCTTGATCCTACCTCTCCTAATTATGTAGCGCGCCTTATTGGCGACAAATATTTGTCTTGGGACGAGAACGCAAGACGTCTTAAGCAATATGGCGAGTATCCCAATGAGTCAAAGTTTGTATATGTTGAGATGAACGAAGACATCGATGCCGGCGCCTCCGATCCTCTCCTGCTGCCTTTCGGGTACTTCGGCCCCCCCGGGCTCACACCGGTTCTATCCGGATCCGGTCTTACAAGCACGACAGCCAATACAACAACGAAATTTGTAATCGGCTCTGGGTCTATTAGTAATGTGCCCTCCGTAGCCTGGGATTCAGGCTCCGCGGTGGCGAACTCCAACCCCGGTCAGTTTCTGACCGGCGGCGTTGGAGACTTTTCCGGAAGAAACACAGGTTCGACTGATCCAAATCAAGTATGTGCAGGGCTCACTGCCTCGCTCTATTTCCCCGTGGATAGACTGCGTATTTCTGCTTCTGCCGGCGGTCTTTCTAATCCTACAAATGCTTATTTTGGCTTCTCCGTAACTCGAAATTCGGGAAGCACCCGCCCCGATCCTAGTGTGGCGGATTGGCATAGATTGTTGTACGCAAGCTTTCCGGGTGATCCTGTCTCGGGTCAGAATCCGCCCTTAGCAGTATCCGGTCACAATGGTTTAGATGGGTGGACATATGTTTTCTCACTGGATGACGTGCGCATGGACGGTAGTGGTCGCTATTTTTATCAATCAGGATCCCGCGCAGCATCCTTGTCGGTTACGACGTCCTCGTATGAGAATTTGCTAAACCAAGAGTATAACCGCTTTACTGCGCCATTCTGGGGTGGTTTCGATGGCTTCGATATTCAAAAGCCAGATCCCCTCTATAATCAAGGAATGGGAGCAAATGTAACCGAGGATACTAGCTATGCGTATCATACTTATGCCCAGGCTATTGACACAGTGGCGGACCCCGAGTTTATTGATATGAACTTGTTGGCAACCCCAGGACTCACTCACACTTCCTTAACAGGGCGTATGATTGATGTCTGTGAAGACCGTGCAGATGCATTGGCAGTCATTGATTTGCCAGACGTATACATCCCCTCAGCAGAGGTGTATTATAATAGCAAGAATCAGCGAATTGGAACGACACCCGTACAATCTGCAACTAATTTGCGGAATAGAAGGATTGATTCCAGCTATGGCTGTACTTTCTATCCTTGGGTGCAAACCCGCGATGCTGCAAGTGGACGACTCCTCTGGATTCCGCCCTCTGTAGCAATGCTGGGCGTTCTCGCTAGCTCGCAAAAGGCTTCCGAACTTTGGTTCGCGCCAGCGGGCTTTAATAGAGGTGGTCTGAGTGACGGTGCTGCTGGTATCCCCATTACCGCGGTCACAGAAAGATTAACCTCTAAGAATCGCGACACTCTGTATGAGTCTCGCATCAACCCAATTGCCTCTTTCCCCTCTAGTGGAATTGTGGTCTTTGGACAGAAAACTCTGCAAGAACGCCAATCGGCTCTTGACAGAATCAACGTGCGAAGGCTTGTCATCTACTTGAAGAAGCAGATCTCTATCCTTTCCACACAAATTCTTTTCGAACAAAATGTGCAAGCTACTTGGAATCGTTTCAAGTCTCTCATTGAGCCACTATTGGCCAACACTAAGGTTAACTTCGGAATCACCGATTATAGGTTAATTTTGGATGAGAGCACCACGACTCCAGATTTGATTGACCAAAACATTTTGTATGCTAAGATTATGGTGAAGCCTGCAAGAGCTATCGAATATATCGCAATTGACTTCGTGATTGCTTCGACCGGCGCTTCATTCGACGACTAAAAGATATGAAAGAAATTTTACACCACATACTATATAAAAATAGAAACAGGAGTTCCAACTAATGCCATTCTGGTCAACCGATTTCGGTGCTGATACCGAATTAAAAGATCCCAAAAGAAAATTTAGATTTACAGTCGAATTTCACGGGATTCAATCCTCACAAGGGGGCGGCGGCGCTCTCTTATGGTATGCTAAATCCGTAGCAAAACCTTCTTTTCAAATTGCAGCCGCCGAACACAAATATCTTAATCATACTTTTTATTATCCCGGATCTGTTACATGGCAGGATATTTCCCTAACCCTGGTAGATCCGGTTAACCCAGACATGACAGCAACGCTGGCCGATATCGTTGAGTTAGCGGGATATTCCGTTCCTACGACAGCCGAGTCGCTCAATACAATGTCAAAGGCTTCAGCAGCCGGCGCGCTTGGAAGTGTGATGATTACTCAAATCGATGCTGAAGGGAAGCCCCTGGAGACATGGACGTTGTGGAACGCTTTTATCATTAACTTGAAGTTTGGGGATCTTGCATATGGCGAAGACGATTTAACTGAACTTACCGTAGATTTGAAATATGATTGGGCAAGCGTTGAGACGAGCAACGGCGGTGGATCTGCAGCAGTTAAAGGCGGCGGCGATGGCCCCTTCTTTAACGTCTAACCTACGAACTATAGCGACAAATAAATTACGAGAGGTGTATATTGTCACGAAATAAAAACCGCGTTGGCGGCGCCGCAACACAAGCAGCGAGCCCCCCACCCACAGTACTTCAAGAAGGGTCCCCAAATAGCGGGTTTTCTTTCGTTGTACCTACTGAATTTGTAGAACTCCCATCTAAAGGGCGGTTCTACCCAGAAGATCATCCTTTACATGGAGAAGAAAGCCTAGAGATTAAGCAAATGACCGCTAAAGAAGAGGACATGCTTACATCTGCTACGTTGCTCCGTAAGGGGGTGGCTTTAGATCGAGTAATCCGCAGCTTAATTGTGGATAAACGAATCAACCCTGATAATTTATTGGTGGGAGATCGCAATGCCATTATCCTGTGCGCCAGAGTATCAGGATATGGAAACCAATACGACACAAAAGTAAGTTGTCCTTCATGCGGCACCACCACAGAATATAGTTTTGATTTAAACGAGGCGTCTGTTTATACGGGCACCGACTTGGCAGACCGAGATATCATAGACAACCAAAACGGAACCTTTGATGTTGTGCTGCCACGAACCAATGTGACGGCTACTTTTCGGCTCTTAACCGGAGCAGATGAGAAGAACTTCACGAATGCTGTACAGGCAGATCGCAAGAAAAAGAGCTACGAAAAAAATGTTACTCGACAATTGAGCAATATGGTCGTAGCAGTGAATAATGATGATTCTGCTGAAGCAATTCAATATCTCATTGACAACATTCCTTCAATAGATTCGCGCAGCTTGCGCTTGGCTTATCGTACCGCATCCCCGAATGTCGATCTCACCCAATATTATGTGTGTGACGAGTGTAATTATGAAGCGGACATGGAGGTTCCGCTGTCTGCGGACTTTTTTTGGCCTGACCGATAATTACATGGAGCATATCTATGAGCAGTTCTTCTTTCTCAAATATTGGGGAGGATGGGCTTTCTCAGAAGCTTACAATTTGCCTGTAGGTTTGCGCGAATGGTTTGTAAAGCGTCTCATTAAACAGATCGAGGACGAGAACGAAGCGCAAGAGCGCGCCTCCAAAGGACAGGGAGGGAGTGCTCAAACACTCGGATCTCATAATCAACCCTCGATGCCTTCACACATGATGAACATGAATAGCTCCGATAAATCATAATTTAGCCTTTTTCGTTAGGAAACTATTTATTGTGGGCACTTTATATTTGCCCCCCTTTAAGAGAGCATTATAGTGGCTACTATTACCCCAGCAGAACTAGCGAGGATGGAACAAGAGCTTGAACTCCTTAATAAGCAGAAGGAGTTGACCGATGATCTCACCGAATCCCAGGAGTCGGCCCGGCTCGCCCTAGAAGCAACCGTAGCGATCCAAAGGGCATCCGTAGCCGCTCAAGAGGAGCGACTGAACAAACTAAAGGACGAGCGCACCCTGCTGGAGGGGCACATGGCCTCCGAGACGGATAGATATCTTCTCCAGCAACAAAGAAAGCTGCTACAGGAAAGCACCCTAGAGATAGCTGAAACTGAGGTGCGCCTCCTTGAAGCAAAACTAAAAGAGACTGGAAAGCTTGATGAGGCTGATCTCGCGCGCCTAAAAACGGCGAAAGCCACCCTTGAAGTTGAAAAACAGCGCAATAAAGCCTTAGAAGACGCCGTAGAGTTGGGTACCGCAATGGGTCAAAAAATGGCTCTCTATGGCCAGGACACAATCGTCAATGTAGGTAATCTTAAAAAGCTTGCCAGTGGTCTGAGAGCGCCCGTACAATTTCTAGATAGTTTAAGCACCGGACTATTTGTAGGGATTATTGATACCATTATTAACCTTGGGTTTGCGGTGGATGAGATGGAATCTTCCTTCCGACAGGCAACAGGCGCCTCCGAAAAATTCACACGCAACTTAACTCAGACTTGGGATATGACGCGTCAATATGGTGTAACGGCAGAAGAAGCCGGCGCCGCCAACTCAGCCCTTTTCAATACCTTCACCGATTTTACTCTGCAGACCCCCTCGGTCCAACGCGAAGTAGCCCGAACCACCCAGATTCTAGGAGAATTTGGAGTTTCCGTAGGAGATGTAGCGAAAGGGATTCAGATTTCCACCAAGGCTTTTGGCCAAACAGCCGAAGGCGCAGCCAAAAGCGCTCTAGAAATCAATGCTTTAGCCCAGGATCTCGGGGTGGCTCCGCAGAAACTAGCTGCCGACTTTGCTAGCGTCGGTGGACAACTCGCTAAAATGGGAGACAATGGTACCCGAGCCTTTAAAGACTTGGCGATGAGAGCAAAGGCGACCGGTCTTGAAATTGGAAAACTCCTCCAGATGACTGAAAAGTTTGACACCTTTGAAGGCG